CGCGACAATCGCGCGGATTTCTTCTTCACGCGCAGCCAGGTGACGGCGGTGATGCTCGTTAATCTCTTCAGCTTCATGCGGCTCAATCACTCCGTCTTCCAGGGCCTTCTGGATAATCTGATCGACCTGTCCGCGTGCTGCTGCAGTTCTCATGGCTCGGGTAAACAGGTCTACGCGATCGAGGTCTTCCAGTTGCGGAACATCCACCAGCAAAGCGCCTCGACGTTGCGCGAAGTAATCAGCCAGGAGAGAAGTGTTTGAAATGTCTTCCATCGCTTCCAGCTCGTTCACTTCGAAGAACCGGCAGCCATTCTTCTCGTACAGGTTGTTGTTGAACTGCGTTACTGACATGCCAAGTGCACCAGCCATTGCTTCACGGCCTCCTGGATACGCTTTACACATCGCTTTAACTACTTCTTTCAGGCTTGGCTCTATCATGTTGTTTTTCCTTCGCTTAGAATTTGCCTAACGGTGTAAAAAGGAACCTATTAACTTGCAAAATCCACTTTCTAAGTTGGCCCTTGATGCCTGGTACAAGGTACTGATTGCTCTCGGAGCTTTCGTTTTCCTGCTTGCTGGCGCTGGCATGTTCCCCGCATTTCCAGCAGGTGCTACAGGTCTCATCGCTCTTGGATGCGTGGGAATCGGTATTGGTGAGTGGATTAACCACCCGCTCAAAACCGCCATTTACCAAGAGAATTGTTTTCGGGAACGTGTCTTCACTTTTAAGTGGAGAAGCCCTAAACCCGTTGGACTGATCTTCGATACTATCGGCGCACTGCTTTTGGTTATTGGCATTGTCAAACTCTTTTAACTTCCAACCCTTAAGCATCACCGTTGAGTTTTCTCGGTCAATTTCTACGGACCCTGGAACTGCTTTATCAAGTCGCTCAAAAAATTCGTAGTCCATACACCTACCCCTCTGTATTTCCTTTGGTAGTTAGAATTAGGCTGCGTTTTGGTTAGGCTTTGAATAAAGGGATGGATCAACTTTCAACTTTTCAAAAGTCAGTGCCTGAATCTCAAAAGCTCTGCCTTTTGGGATTACTTCACCCCACCCAGATACTGATGCATGGGAAATTCCCAATGCCTTGGCTACGTTCCCAACGCTGCCGAAGTAAGAAACCACATCATCTTTTTTCATTTTTGCCTCAAATGTAAGGAAAACACACACCATGATAGTAGGATATCTTACATTAAGAGGTCAAGGATTCCTACATCATAAAATGGTAGGATTGCCTACATGAAAATGAACGAACGCATCCGCGCAAGACGCAAAGAGCTTAAGCTCACCCAAGCTGTACTCGCCAAGTTGGTTGGCGTAAACCGAGTAACTGTTACGGGTTGGGAGTCTGGTGATTATGAACCTGGAGGATCTAACCTACAGGGGCTGGCGGCTGCCTTAAAAACTAATCCTCAATGGATTATTACTGGTAGCGGTGATCCAGACTCTGACGAGATTGTTTATAAGCCGACTGAGAAGTTTGGGGTAAAGAAAATCCCTATCCTATCTTGGGTGCAAGCTGGCGAATGGACAGAAAGTGGAGCTCCTATCACAGAGGATGATATTTCCGAGTGGATATTCACCACTGCTAGCTTATCCGATGAAGGTTTCGCGCTACGAGTACGCGGCGACTCTATGACAAACCCTAACGGTGCTCCAAGCATTCCTGAAGGATCATTTGTTGTGGTTGACCCTGATTACGGCAGCCCTCAAGAAGTGAATGGAAAAATTGTTGTTGCTCAGATTGTCGGCTCAGCAGAGGCCACTCTCAAAAAATTTGTTATTGATGGCCCGTTAAAATATTTAGTGCCGCTGAACCCTAACTACCGTGTAATGGAAGTAAATGGTAACTGCAAAATAGTTGGCGTGGTGAAACAAGTAGTTACCGACCTCTGAGTTCCCTCCCATAAAAAGACCGACATTCGTGTCGGTTTTTTTTCATCCTGAATGTAAGTTTTCCTACTTTTAGTGTTGACACCAAGAAGTAAGATATCCTACATTTAAGTCACACCACGGGTACTGACAGTTACCTGCACCGGTGTGGTAGTAAGTAGTACGGTATATGGCACATGTGCCACAGCGGTCCGGGGATTCCTTTCAGTATCCAGATCCAGCGGGTAGCCGGAATGTGCAAGCCAGGCAAGTACGACAGCCAGAGACGCTTCACCAGCGTGGCGATCAGGTGACAGCCCAGACGATATCTGAGTGGCTTAAAAAACAGATGGGAGCCGGTGGAATCCCGGCACACAACATGAAAGCGTACTCCATCAACTATCGGTTGTGGATGACAAGTAAGTAAACGAACGGAGTGCGCTTCCAGTTGTGGTAAACCCGTAGTGCCTGTAACAACGAAAGCTGTGTGTAGTCTTTGCGGTGGCAGTGCTTTGTTTATTTTCCTTACTCGCCACCGCACTTTTTTTACAACTGAAAGCGCGTTCAGCCGGTTCCTTGAGAGGCCTCAGTCGTTAAATCAACCTCAGGAGAACGCGCTCCCAATTGTGGAGAAGCTAACTGGCGGTGGCAGCCGCCCGTTTCACTAAGTGCCTTGATTGTGTGCTTACTAAAACGAACCCCCTTAATTTTTTGTCGCCAACCGGCGAGGGATTCGTGCAACCAAAATTCAGCGCTGTGCAGAGCGCGTATAACACGGAGAAACTATCCATGACGAGCACACAGAACGTCACCGAGTTACAACCACGCATGACCAGAGAGCAGCTTATTGACGCAGCGCGTAAGGCAGCCCCTCTCCTTCCGCCAGCTTATTGCGGCATTATGAAAGAACTGGCTAACCGCCTGGACTATACCAGCGTCGCGCTTTGTGAAGCGATGGCTCAGCGTAAGGAACTGGCTGTTCAGAACGCCACGTTGCGTGAAGATGTCGCAAGCTGGGCCAAAGAGTGTGACCGCATTGTTGAACGCCACACGAAGATCAGAACAAATATGCATTTACTGGAAGCCCAGCGAGAACTACGTGAGTTGTCTACCGTCGTCATTTCCCAAAATAACGAGGTGGCTCTCTGATGGCTAATTCATTCAAGCAAATGACCCGTGACGGGACCATCAAGCGTACCGATACCGGGATGTTTATCAGCCTTGACCAAATCCATGTGCGGGAAGGTTTCAACAAACGTGAAGATGATGAACGCACCCGCCAGGCTGATGATGACCTGTTCAACTATCTGATGAATGGCGGTTCTGTTCCACCGCTGGAAGTTATAGCCCGTGATGAAGGTGGCGTGTGGGTTGTTGAAGGTCACCGTCGCCGTCGTTGCTACGCACGCTGTGCTGAATCTGGCAAGCCCGTAGACCGCATCCACATCATGCCATTCAACGGTAACGATGTGCAGCGCCTGGCACGCATCATGACAAGTAACAACCAGCTCCCGCTATCCGATATGGAACAGGCTGCTGTTATTCAGGAGTTACATAATGCCTTCAACCAAACCACCAGCGAGATTGCGAAGCTGGTCAACAAATCTGTTCCCACGGTCGAAAAGCTCCTGCTTCTGAGCACAGCTAACCACGACGTTCAGAAAGAAGTTAAATCCGGAACCGTGTCCGTAGATGTGGCAGTTGACCGAGTAAAAGAGTTCGGCGAAAAGGCCGGTGAGGTTCTTCAGAAGGATAAAGCTTCCGCAGCCGCAAAAGGTAAGAAGAAAGTTACCCGCAGCGTTATAGCTCCGGAAATTAGCGTGAAGAAAGCGCGTCGTCTTGTAGAGCTGATCAGCCTGGCGGGTATAAGCGACACAGGTGTTATCTCTCTCGAAGGATTGCTCCATGCAGAAGTAGTGGAAATTATCGAAGAGTACCAAGCTATCGCCGTTCAGCGTCATGGAGCAACATCATGATTACCGAAAAAAATAATGTTTTTTATTGCGACTGCGGATTTTCTTTCCAGAGAGGTCGCAGTGGCTCGCATGACTGTGCTGATGGTCTGCGCAATAAATTGGCCAAGTCTGAAGCCAGATGCGCGGCGCTGGCTGCGGAGAATGCGGGGCTGAAAGATGCCATTAGCTGCCATGCCGCTGGATTTATTGTTTGCGAGGCTTGTGGGGAAGAAAACATATCCGGAAATGATGATGTCTGTCGTGCCCTGAATGAAACCCCAGCGACCGACGCTTTCCTTGCTGAAGTGCGGGCTCAGGGTTTGGAGATGTTTGCAGCAGTCTTGCGTCGCAAAGGTGACGACGCCTTCTTTGATGCTATTGCTGAAGCTCAAGCTAATGCAGCTGACCAGTTCGCCGCCCAGCTTCGCAAAGGAGTGCAGTCATGAGCATGAAAACTGATATCACTGAGCTCCCTCCAAACATTGGCTGTGGCGTGCGTCAGCGCTGGCACGCTCAACGTGGCCAAAGAAATGGTCGAGGCGGGAGATATCAGCGCCTTCCGTCACGAAAGAATTTAAGAAAATGGATTGCAAAGCGATTGATTGCAGAAGTTTTAGCGGAGGCCGCCCAATGAGCAACATCGACAAACGTCCGTACCGCGCTGGCGGTGGTGATATTGGAACCGGCCGCATCAGAGAGATTGCCGATAACCCATACGGCGACGAAGAAAAATGCTGGCTGGCTAAGCGCGTGCTGGCGCTGCTGGATGAGCTGGAAGCCAAAGACAAGCAGATTGCAGATTTGAAGGAAGCGTTCAGCATTGCCTTGTCTGCTGCTGGCATCGATGTCCCCGCCGCAGCCGGTAAAGGAGAGTGATATGGCTCGTTTTATCGCAGTTATTCACGGGTGGTTTGTAGACAGCAAGGGCTTTGACGTGCATGAACTGAGCGCAACGGACAAGGAATCAGCCTACGGCGAAGCGGTATTGTTGAAGCATAAGCGAGAAAGCACCTTCGACAAATGCGCCTGCATCGTAGTTGAGATTGCCGACCACGAAAGATTGCCACGCAAGTTAACGCTCCGCGAGCGCCTGACAGGGAGAACTAACCAATGAGCACTATTACCATTGACCCTCGCGACGAGTTTGAAAAGGTATTTCCGATACCGAGTCATGTCATCAGATGCGGAAAAGGGTACGCCTGCACAGAATATAACGCATGGGGTGGGCATGACTTCATTCGGAAATGGGAGGGATGGAGCGCCGCAATGCTTCAGTCGTTCGGTAATTCCGAACAACTCAACTCTCCGGTGATTCAGGATTGCTCTGAAGATACAAAGCGTCTTGATTGGCTTGATGCACAAAACAAAAGGCTCAATGAGTATCACGGCACAACTTACGGCTGGAAGTTTGACGCGAACTTTCAGCGTAACGCAATGATGCTCAATGACAGCAATTATCCTGTTATGTCTGTTCGGCAAGCTATTGATGAAGCTATTGCAGCAGCACCGCAGCAGGAGGTGAAGCCGTGATAAATGGCAAGCTAATTAGCAGCCAGCGCTATCTTGATAACGCAAAAGTTGCCGACCGCGCATTGAGATTTAAACGCTTCATCGTTTCTGTGTACCCGATAGTTCTTCGTGGCCAGCAATACACCATTTTAATGGATGGTCACCATAACTATGCGGCTGCAAAGTTGGCCGGGGTTGAACCTGACTACCGCCCAATTGGGAAAAAAGTCATGAAGATAATCGGTGGGCTAAGTGAGCATGAACGTCAAAGTTTGTTTATTAACAATGTCACTGACAGCAACTATTACTTTGTCGAATCCGGCGAGGTAGTGCAGGAACTGCTACTGCCAGATACCTCAGTTAGGTTTCAGGCTCATGCTGGAAACCAATGGATATTCGGTAAATAACCATGCCCAGCAAACTCAAACAGCGGCGCGTGCGCCGCCTTAAAGCAGACGTGGCCTGGTGGCGAGAGGAAGCAGAGGATTGCCGTTCCCGCCTGCTGGAGCTGGCCGGGGAAATCGACAGGCTCCGCGCGCTGGTAATTCGTGTGCCTATGCCTGTTCTCATGCCGAAGGAGATGGTCCACCAGCTTTATTACACCGAAACAAAAAGATGTCGTACCTGCAATGATGGGCTCCGTGGTGGTTGTTCATCTTGCATTTTCTATAAGAGATAACCGGGTGCAGCCGGTTAAGTGGAGAATAGCCATGGCCAAGTTGATGAAAGCGAGTCTGTGGGGTAAGCGAGAGTTTGAACCAGGCTCTGTTCCAGATAACAGAACTATCCGACGCTGGATTGAAAACGGTAAGCTTCAGGGCCGTATCGTAGATGGTACGATCCTTGTTAGTTCCTCAGAAAAATGGGGCGTTGACTCAATGGTCAGTGAAAGAGTTCGTCAGTTAATTCAAGAGGATTAACATGGCCGCAAGACCACGCAAAAGGGAGAACAGAAATCTCCCTGACTTCCTGCTTTTTGATAAAGCTACCGGGCAATATCGCTTTACGCTTATAACCGGAAAACGTAAAAGCATTGGAACTGATCGCGTAATGGCAATCGCCATTGCCAAAGAATATAACCTCAGAATGCGACCTGAAAAAGTGCCGTCAGTAGAAAGCTTGATTAGAGACTCGGGCGGAATTAATGGAGAAGCTCAACCATTCAGTGACCATGTCGACCGAATTATGGCCCGCGCAGTTGCCGATGAAAAACCATCACCAAGTACCCTGGATGATTGGAATAATGACGCACTCCGGGTAAAAGAGTTTTTTACCGACATCCCGGCTTGTGACATTGAACTTGAGCATGTGAACCAATTTATTAATAGGTACCATGCTGATGCATCCGCTAACGTTCAAAACAGAAAGGTAAGCTTTCTCAAAAAGCTGTTCTCTTATGCAGTTGATGAATCATTAATGATGGATAACCCGGCATCGCGTAAAAAAATGCGTCGTGTCGAAGAGAAAAAGCGTAAACGCCTTCCTTTAGACGTCTTCATTACCATGAGAAGCGCTGCTGAAACATGGTTAAGAACAGCTATGGATTTAGCACTGCAGACAACACACGCTCGCCTAGAAGTTTCGCGAATTAAATATTCGATAAGAGAACCGAAAAACGGGGTTTGTGGATGTGTATGGTTAGACGAACCTGAAAACGGGATATACGGTACGTTGTACATCCATCGTCAGAAGGTTCAAAAGAAAGAGGCATCACACGTTGCGATCCCAATTGGAGGGGAGTTGAAGAGGATTATTGACGATAGCCGGGATAGTGTTGCCAGCCCGTATGTCGTACACCGAATACCAGAACGAAATAACAAACGTAGTAAAGAGGTTTCACACCCTACTCAGGTAGCACCTGATTATCTTAGCCGTTCTTTCTCTGCACTACGTGACAAGCTTGGATTATGTGATCATCTTCCGTTGGATGAGCGGCCAACATTTCATGAGATAAGGGCACTGGCAGCGCATTTGTTTGATAGCCAGGGCATAGATCCTCAAGGCAGGATGGCCCATAGTGACGCCAAATCAACGAAGATTTATACCAGCAATCATATCGACTGGGTTATGGTTCCACACGGTGAGATCAAGGCAGGCTAG